GAAATCCGCAGAGCCAAGTGGAAGAACTACCGCTTGCGCTACTTTACCGAAAATTGCGAGGAGGTATAAACCATGTTCACCCTTTACAGTGCAGATTTTATCAACGCACCCAGCAACTGCTCCTATCCGCACAAGACGGTGGTGACGGAAGCTGCGGATCTCGCTGCCGCCGTCAGCCGTGACTATGTGTGCGCCGAGTATATGAACCACTACCGCAACGGTGAGAACTTCCTCGGTTCGGACTGTCTGCCCGTGGACTGCGACAATGACCACTCTGAAAACCCTGCCGATTGGGTTACACCCGCTGATGTCCAGGCTGCTTTCCCCGGCATTACCTTTGCGGTACATTACAGCCGTTTCAATATGCGCGAGAAAAACGGCAAACCCGCTCGTCCCAAGTTCCACGTGCTGTTTCCTATTGAGTACATGACCGATCCGGCAGCGTACAGCGAAATGAAGAAGCTGGTCAACACCATTTTTCCGTACTTTGACACCAAGGCTTTGGATGCCGCGCGTTTCTTCTTCGGTACGGCAGATCCCCAGGTAGAAATCTTCTCTGGCGAGATGACCTTGAGCGAATATCTGTCCGCAGAGGATTTTGATGCGGATATGCCAGGCGGATCTTATGGCGGTGCGCAGGTTATCCACGAAGGAAGCCGTAATGCTACCATGTCCCGCTTTGCCGGTCGTGTCATCAAAAAGTACGGTGATAACGATACTGCCTTCCAGTGTTTCATGGAAGAAGCCGACAAGTGCAATCCTCCTCTGGAACAGCAGGAACTGATGACCATCTGGCACAGCGCCCAGAAGTTCTATGCCAAGGTTCAGCAGCAGGACGGTTATGTTCCGCCCGAAGTCTACAACGATGACACCTCCTACAAGCCGGATGATTTCTCCGATGTCGGACAGGCCGAGGTTCTGGCAAAGCACTTCTCTGGGGAACTGCGTTATTCTCCGGCAACCCACTATATCCGTTACAACGGTCGGTATTGGCAGGAAACCGAACCCGGTGCCCAGGCTGTTGCCCACGAACTGACCCGTCGGCAGTTGCACGAAGCATCCTCCGATATGATGGCTGCCCTCGCCACTCTCAAGGCTTGCGGTGCCCAGGACATTATGGACAACAACAGCAAAGCCAAGGCTGAATCCATGATGAGCGAGGAGCAGATGGAAGCATATCGTGCTTTCCTCGCTGCCAAGGCGTACCAGTCCTATGTTATTCAGCGCCGTGCATCCAAGAACATCACCGCCACGCTGAAGGAGTCCCGTCCGATGCTTGAGATCACTCCGCAGGATTTGGATGCCAACCCTTACTTGCTCTGTACCCCAGATGCCACTTATGACCTCCGCTTGGGACTGGCGGGTGCAAGGGACCATTCCCCAGAGGACTTCATCACCAAGACCACGACTGTTTCTCCCGGCGACCGTGGCAAGCAGATCTGGCTCGACTGCCTGGATACCATTTTCTGCGGTGACCAGGAACTCATCGACTATGTGCAGATGATTTGTGGCCTGGCGGTGATCGGCAAAGTAGAGGTTGAAGCCCTTATCATCGCATACGGCTGCGGTCGAAACGGCAAGTCCACCTTCTGGAACTCCGTGTCCCGTGTCCTTGGTCTGTACAGCGGCAACATCTCCGCTGACACGCTGACCTTCGGATGCCGCCGTAATGTGAAGCCGGAAATGGCAGAGGTCAAGGGCAAGCGTCTGCTCATTGCTGCCGAGATGCAGGAAGGCGCTCGTCTGAACGACTCCACCGTCAAGCAGCTCTGCTCCACCGATGACATCTTCGCAGAAAAGAAGTACAAAGATCCGTTCAGCTTTTCTCCGAGCCACAGCCTGGTGCTGTACACCAATCATCTGCCCAGAGTCAGTGCCTCCGATGACGGCACCTGGCGCCGACTGATTGTCATTCCCTTCAATGCCAAGATTGAAGGCAATAGCGATATCAAAAACTACGGTGATTACCTGTATCAGAACGCTGCCGAGAGCATTCTTGCATGGATCATCGAAGGAGCCAAGAAGGTCATTGACCTGGGCTACAAATTTCCTGTTCCCGCCATCGTACAGAAAGCCATTGACGATTACCGCAGCCAGAACGACTGGTTCGGCAACTTCCTGGCAGAAAAGTGCGAGGTCGGTGAAGGTCTGAAGGAAAGTTCCAGCACCCTTTACCAGGCATACCGCAACTACTGCCTGGACACCAACGAATATGTCCGCAGTACCGCTGACTTTTACTTTGCCCTGGAGAACGCAGGCTTTACGAAGACCAAGTCCAAGGGTCGCAAGTATATCAAAGGTCTGTGCGTGAAGACCGATGACGGTGATTTCGAGGATTTTCTGGACTAAATGACACAGGGGGTAGCGGTCGGTGATAGTCAAATACAAAAATTCTCTTAAAGGGAAAATTTATAAAAAATCCATAAGAAAAAGTTTAGTAAATGACCATCACAGACCGCTACCCCAAGTAGAAAAAACGAATGGAGAAAGCATTATGCGAGAAAAAGCAATCGAGCGTAAATTAACGCTGATGGTAAAAAAGCAGGGCGGCATCTGTCTGAAGTTCGTTTCTCCTGGATTTGACGGGGTGCCGGACAGAATTGTACTTCTGCCCGGTGGCTGTATGGCTTTTGTGGAAGTTAAGGCTCCAGGCAAAAAGCCACGAGCCTTACAGGTCTCCCGCCACACGCTCTTGAGAAAATTAGGCTTCCGGGTCTACGTCCTGGATAACGAAGAACAGATTGGAGGGATTCTTGATGAAATACGAACCGCATGATTACCAGGCATACGCTATCGACTACATCGAGACCCATCCTATCGCCACCGTCTTTTTGGATATGGGACTCGGCAAAACGAGCATCACGCTGACCGCCATCAACAACCTTATGTTTGACAGCTTTGAGGTCAGCAAGGTTCTTGTGATAGCGCCCCTGCGTGTTGCAAGGGATACCTGGACAGCCGAAGTCGAAAAGTGGGATCACCTTCAGCACCTTCGCTGCTCTGTGGCTGTTGGCACAGCGGATGAGCGCAAAGCAGCTCTGCTGCGACCCGCCAATATTTACATCATCAACAGAGAAAATGTCCAATGGCTTGTGGAGGAAAGCGGCATCCCTTTCAACTTCGATATGATCGTGATTGATGAACTGTCCTCCTTCAAGAATCACAACACAAAGCGGTTCAAATCCCTGCTGAAAGTCAGACCCAAGGTCAACCGCATCGTTGGTCTGACTGGCACTCCCGCTTCCAACGGACTGATGGATCTGTGGGCGGAATTCCGTATCCTGGATATGGGTCAGCGGCTTGGCAGGTTCATCACCAAATACCGCACCGACTACTTTCAGCCGGACAAACGTAACGGTCAGATCATCTACTCCTATAAGCCTCTGCCGTATGCCGAGGAAGCCATCTACGAGAAAATCGGTGACATCACCATTTCCATGAAGGCAAACGACCACCTGCAGATGCCGGAACTGGTCAGCAGCGAATATGAGGTGCGACTCTCCGATGAGGAGCGTGAGCATTACGATGACCTCAAGCGTGACCTGGTTCTCACTTTGGCTGATGGGGAGATCACAGCCGCCAACGCTGCGTCCCTCTCCGGCAAGCTGTCCCAGATGGCAAACGGAGCAATCTATGACGATGACGGCAATACCATCCACATCCACGACCGCAAACTGGATGCGTTGGAAGATATCATCGAAGCCGCCAACGGCAAGCCGGTCCTTGTGGCTTACTGGTTCAAGCATGACCTGGAACGCATCACCGCAAGGCTGAAAAAACTGCATATCCCGCATTCCAGACTGGATGACTCCGACAGCATTCGCAGATGGAACAACGGAGAAATACCTGTGGCACTCATCCATCCGGCTTCTGCCGGACACGGACTCAACCTCCAAGCTGGAGGTTCCACCCTTGTGTGGTTCGGTCTTACCTGGTCTTTGGAACTGTATCAGCAGACTGTAGCAAGGCTGTGGCGCCAGGGTCAGACCTCCGAAACCGTGGTGGTACAGCACATCATCACAAAGGACACCATTGATAACCGCATTATGAAAGCCCTCTCCCAAAAGGAGCATACGCAGACGGCACTTATTGATGCGGTAAAGGCAGACCTGCAAATCTAAGACAATAATCGACAACTTTCGACAATCTGTGCCAATCCGAGGAACATCAAATATCGGAGGTACAAATATGAACCCTTATCAGGCATTAGCCAACGCCATTGTAGAACTGGCCGTAAAAGACTACAAAAAAGCACTCAAATACCACTTCAAGCACCCCCATAACGATGACTACGCCCGTCAAGTTGCCAACCTTGAGCGGTTTTTCCGTTCTGGTTGGTATGGAACGCTTACCGACCTTGATGCCGAATATCTTATGAACGGTGTCCGGGCTATGGTTCGCAAGGAGGTGGTAGCATGACCGCACGAGAGTACCTTTCCCAAGCACACCGCCTCGATCAGCGGATTGATGCCAAAATCGCCCAGGTTGCCACTCTCAATGAACTCGCCACAAAATGCACCTCCACCTTGACAGGTATGCCGAGAAACCCCAACCGCGGCACTTCCACTATGGCCGATGCTGTCTGCAAGATCATTGACCTGCAGGCTGAAATCAACCGAGACATTGACAGCCTTGTGGATCTTAAGCGTGAAATGGTGGCCGTTATTAAAGCCGTGGAAAACATCGAGCATCAGACCCTCCTGGAAAAGCGTTATTTGTGCTACCAGACCTGGGAGCAGATTGCCGTGGATATGGGCTACAGCGTCCGGCAGCTATACCGTCTCCACGATGAAGCATTGGAAAATGTGGTAGTTCCTGCATCTTGTCACTAAATGTCACCCCATGTCACCCTATAAAGTGTGATATGATATACTTGGCAAAAGAGAATACAGATCAGCCTCATGGGAGCAATCCCGTGGGGCTTTTCTTATGCCCAGAAAGGAGAGGTTTGTATGGGCTACCGTAAAGTCGGCTACCTGGAACAAGCCTGGTACATCATTAAGTACAAACTGGGCCAACTGTTCCGTAGGAGGTGAAACGATGCCGAAGAAACCGAAGCGTCCGTGTTCTTACCCTGGCTGTCCCAAGCTGACAGATGGGAGGTTCTGTGAGGAACACGCCAAGGTTGAAGCCAAACGCTACGAGAAGTATGACAGAGATCCTGCTGTACGCCGTAGGTATGGACGGGCTTGGAAGCGTATCCGTGACAGCTATGTTCAGCAACACCCTTTGTGTGAGGTGTGTCAGCAGCAAGGCAAGCTGATACCGACCGAGGAAGTCCATCACAAGGTGCCCCTCTCCGAGGGTGGCACTCATGCAAGAAATAATTTGATTGCTCTTTGCAAGTCCTGTCATGCCAGAATCCATGCCGAGCGTGGTGATCGTTGGCACAATCACTAACCCGGTAGGGGCGGTCAAATCTCCGGGACCTTTATCCCGTGCAACGGGCGTGGGGTCACGTGTGCATTTTTTGCTATTCAAACGGGGTATTAACCCCCAAGCAGAAAGGAAGGTGAAAAAATGGCCAAGGACGGAACAGCGCGTGGCGGTGCAAGACCCGGCAGCGGACCCAAACGAAAGCCTTTGACAGAGAAAATCTCTGCGGGCAAGCCTGCACAGGTAATCGACCTGCCGGAAGGCGCTGACCTTGAGGGTGTGGATATGCCGCCCATCAAGGAATACATGAAAGCAAAGCAAAAAAGCGGTGTTGATTTGTGCGCCGAAGAGATTTTCAAAGAGACCTGGGAATGGTTGCGGAAAGTCGGCTGCACGGAATATGTCAATGTACAGCTAATCAATCAGTACGCAATGACGGTAGCCCGTCAAATTCAATGTGAACAGTGCATTTCAGAGTACGGCTTCCTGGCGAAGCACCCCACCACGGGAAATGCCATCGCAAGTCCGTATGTATCAATGCTCCAACAGTTCACGAAGCAAGCGAACCAATCTTGGTATCAAATTTATCAGATCGTCCGCGAGAACTGCTCGACCGACTATAACGGTCCCAATCCCCAGGATGATGTGATGGAAAGACTACTTCGTGCAAGGAAAGGATAATGAATTATGTTTGAGAAAGTTAATCCCGCGCACCCCGATAAGGTGGCGGACAGAATTGCCGGTGCCGTTGTAGACATCGCATACGATACGCAGATCGACCCCAAGGTTGCTGTGGAGGTGCTTGTCGGTCACGGTGTCTGCCATATCATCGCAGAGACCTCTGCCAACATTAACCGCGATAAGGTTACCGCAGCAGTCAAGCGTATCGCTGGGGATCTGAAGGTTGACCTGGTTGTCGTTCCCCAGGACGCACATCTTGCTCGTAACCAGGAAGATGCAATCCGCTGCGGTGACAACGGCATCTTCAAGGGCGTGCCTATGACCGAAGAGCAGAAAAAGCTGTCTGGCATTGCCAGAGCAATTTATGCTTTTAACCGCACCGATGGAAAGTACATCCTGGACGGTGACCGCTTGATTATCTGTCAAAGCAATGCCAAGGGTGATGAGCTGCGCTCCATCTTCCCCAATGCAGAAGTCAACCCTCTGGGTGACTGGACTGGCGGTACCGATGTCGATACAGGTGCTACCAACCGCAAGTTGGGTAGTGATATGGCTGACTCCGTTACGGGTGGCGGTCTGCACGGCAAAGACCTATCCAAGGCAGATGTCAGCGTGAATATTTACGCTTGGCTCAAGGCCCAGAAAACTGGGAAGCCTGTGGAACTGTGCTGCGCCATCGGTGATGAGTCCGTTGATGGCATCCCTTATTCTGAAATCGTGGAAACGGCAAGAGAGTTCATCCGCTCCCGTGGTGGATTCGAGGCTTTTGCCGAGTGGGGTCTCGTATGATTATCGAAAAGAAAAATACCGCAGACCTTCTGCCTGCGGACTACAACCCCCGCAAAGACCTCAAGCCCGGTGATGCGGAATATGAAAAGCTGAAGCGTTCCATTGAGCAGTTCGGCTATGTGGAGCCTGTCATCTGGAACAAGACCACGGGCAGAGTTGTCGGCGGTCATCAGCGTCTGAAGGTGCTGATCGACATGGGCATGACCGAGGTCGACTGCGTTGTGGTGGAACTGTCCGAGGATAAAGAAAAAGCTCTGAACATTGCTCTGAATAAAATCAGCGGTGAATGGGACAAGGATAAGTTGGCTCTGCTGATTGCTGACCTGCAGGGTGCAGATTTTGATGTATCCCTTACTGGTTTTGAGCCTACGGAACTGGATGACCTTCTGAACATCGGTGCTGATGCAAAAGATGATGATTTCGATGTTGGCGCAGAACTGGAAAAGCCCACCTTCTCCAAGGCGGGTGACATCTGGACGCTCGGTCGGCATCGGCTGATCTGCGGTGACAGCACCAAAGCTGAAACCTTCGACCTTCTGATGGGTAGCACCAAAGCGAACCTGGTCATCACCGACCCTCCGTACAACGTCAACTACGAAGGCAGCGCAGGCAAAATCAAAAACGACAACATGGCAGACGACGCCTTTTATAATTTCCTTCTGGCGGCATACACGCAGATGCACTCTGCAATGGCAGATGATGCATCTATCTATGTGTTCCACGCTGACACCGAGGGTCTGAACTTCCGCAGGGCTTTTGCCGATGCGGGTTTTTATTTATCCGGCTGTTGTATTTGGAAGAAGCAGTCCCTTGTATTAGGGCGCTCTCCTTACCAGTGGCAACATGAGCCGTGTCTGTTCGGTTGGAAGAAAAACGGCAAGCACCAGTGGTACACCGGCAGGAAGGAAACCACCATCTGGGAATTTGACAAGCCCAAGAGGAACGGTGACCATCCGACCATGAAGCCGATCCCGCTCCTGGCTTATCCCATTATGAACTCCACCATGAGCAACGCGGTGGTGCTTGACCCCTTCGGTGGCTCCGGCTCTACGCTCATTGCCTGTGAGCAGACCGACCGCATCTGCTATACCGTGGAACTGGATGAAAAGTTCTGCGATGTTATCGTGAAGCGGTACCTCGAGCAGGTCGGCAGTTCGGACGGTGTCACCGTTCAGCGTGATGGGCTGACCTACAAATACTCCGAAGTTGAGGTACAAGATGAATAATTTAACCCTCGGCAGTCTGTTTGACGGCTCCGGCGGGTTTCCTTTGGGCGGCTTGATTTCCGGCATCACACCTGTGTGGGCTTCGGAGATCGAGCCGTTTCCTATTCGGGTAACCACCAAGCGACTGCCTTTCATGAAACACTACGGCGATATTTCCCAGATGGATGGCGGGAAGATTGAACCCGTGGATATTATCACCTTCGGCTCACCCTGTACCGATATGTCGGTTGCGGGCAAGCGCGCCGGATTGGACGGACAGCAGTCCGTTCTTTTTTATCAAGCCATCCGCATTATCAAAGAAATGAGGTGTGCCACAGATGGCAAATATCCAAGATA